GCAGGCACAAAAAAAGACGTCCGTGGACGTCTTTAGATGATCAAATGGTGGAGCCGGGGGGATTTGAACCCGCGTCTAGGCCCCATACTGCGGGGCTTTCAGGCCGGAGGCTGGCATAAAGCTGTCATTGATCTTGCGGCCAGAGTAGTGGAGCCCTATCACTGGAGACTATTAGATAAAGTGTAGGCGTCATCAAATAGGCGTTAATTGTTTGTGATAATCGCCACTTGTACATACCCTTCGGTTTTGAAGTGGTTGGTAGTCCGAAACTATCGGATAATTTTGATAGCAATATGCCCTGAGCGGTTAGATAGTTTGCAGTAAAGCTAATGCCAACTATTTTTCGTGATTTAGGTTCGTAGTTATAATCGGCGCGGGTAAAAAAGCTATTTCCTGTTTCAACTTCAGCTTTATGTTCGCCCTCGTCTTCGTTGGGCCAAGTAATAGCACTAGCGGCGTAGATATTTTTCAGTGCATCCACTGGATCTCCGATCCGTATCTTTCCCAGCCCGGCAGGGTATGGAGAAGATGGCATAAATAAGTTTCCGCTTTCAAGTAGCGCAATCTTAATTTTCGCTGCCGATACCACCTCTCCTTCGGCTTGAAGGTCTGTTTTTAACTTTGCGATCTGGGACTTTAATTCTAAGTTCTCACTTTCGTTTTCTTTGGATTTTTGACTAAGTTCGGAGAACTCATTTTTAGTTTGAAGAATGGCAAGCGGAACGACGTATTTGTCAAAAAAAAAGCTAACTATGCCAGCTGTAATGGTCATGGTTGCCAAGCTTGCCGAAATAGCCTTTTTTAACGATGTGTTCTCTGTTACGTCTGGCATATCTATCCCTTACTATTGCTCTCTCTTGGGAGCAGTCCTTTGGTCGTTAATATCATACTGCTAGCTGAAAATTTTTCCTCTGCTTTTGAGCCTTCTCTTTCATTGCTGGGTGGCATCCACCGTCCATACACTCTGGCAATCATTGTCCAATCGGTATGACCCATCTGCTGCGCAACCCACATAGGGTGTTCACCAGCGGAAAGCATCATTGAGGCGTAAGTGTGCCGGGTCTGGTACGGTCGCCGATACCGAACGCCTGCCCTCTTAACCGCGTGCGCCCACATCGTTTTCCGGATCGGCCCGTCGCCGGCCCAGCGCTCGAGTGTGCGCGGATTCTGGAACACTTCGTTACCAGCCAGAAAGGTGTGTTCCTTCTGCGCCTTCAGTGCCGCCATCGCCGGACCCAGCAGCTTCACAGCACGACGGCCCGCCGCAGTTTTTGGTATCTCCGCGGATCCCTTCCCGGCCTGGGTCATTGCCCGGGTGATCATCACCTCGCCGCGTATAAAGTCCACGTCCCCCCAGTCCAAGGCCACGAGCTCACTCGTCCGCAGTCCTGTCCACAAAGCGAACTGCACCAGGTTGGCGGCTTGCCCAGTCAGTGCGGCGATGATTGCGCCCTGCTCTTCTGGAGTGAACGGATCGACTTCATCTTCCTCGATGGGAGCGGCCTTCCGCTTGTAAGTCCATCCAGCCATTGGGTTGTTCTCGATCAGCTCTTCGTCTACCGCTTCGGTCATGGCCGAACGCAGACAGCTCTGGATGTTGCTCAGCGTCTTGTTGCCGATCTCCAGCGTATCGAGCCAGTCCTTGATCATCTTCCGTTTCAGATCAACCATCATGTGCGTACCGAGGGCTGGCACGAGTCGGTGCTCGACAAGCTTGCGATAGCCTTCGTAGGTGCTGCTGGAAAGGTGCTTCTTCTTCGAGGCGAGCCACCTGGTCAGGAAACCGGCGACCGTTTCATGTGAAGCTTCCGGCGCAAACTTCGCAGCCCTGGCCGAACCCGGGAAGGTGACCGAGTAATCGAATGCTCCGATGGAAATCGCGTGCTCGATCGCCGCCTTGTGCTGTTCGGCCTTCTTCAGATTAGTGGCGGTGGGCTTGAGCGTGATGCGCTCGCGGCACCGGACGCCCCGATACATGAACGTGATTTCGATGCTCGAATCGGAGATCGCCCGAACTCCCCGCCCGTCTCTACCCATGATTCATATCCCTGTGTGTCGATCAGCGTCCGGCCGTCCGGAGCCCTGAACCAGATTTCGCCAAGCCGCCAAATTCCATCGCGGATCTTCGAGCGGATAGCGTCCTCGCTGTAACCAGACTCGCTGGCGAATTTCCTGATGGTCATGTAGCGCATTCGGTCTTACTCCTGACTCGTCAGGTTTTGCGTCTGTGAAGGATCTGATGCGTGAGCCTCGCGCCGACCGTCGAGCACGCTGGCGGGGGAGCTAAGCCTGGCCTAAGGTCTTCCCGGGGAAAGGAGGCGACATGCGTAATCGAGGACCGAAATTTCATCAATGGAGCACCAGTGAACTCAGCCCTTTTCGACACACAGCCATCTTGTGGGCCGGCGTTCAGGTGGACATTCAAGTTCAGCTCTCTGAGGGGGTAACGCTGATTTTCATAGGCATCTACACGAATACTGGCGATCGTATTTTTGAGGAGTGTTATGGAACGCTCCACAAGGACAATCAGACGGCCGTGGACTGGGGCATGTACATGGCCGAACAGTCCATGAAAACGTATGTCAGTCATGTTCAGTAGCCCCTGATTCCGCCACCGCACGCAGCTTCAGCGCAATGCCGCAAGAGTTCGCCAGCGCAGTGAGTTGGCCAACAGTCGTTTGTGGCTCTTTGAGTAACTGGCCAAAGCGGATCAGACGCTCACCGAGGCTTTCGAACTCGGTTCGTACGTGAAGCTGCGAGCCTTGAGTGAGGATGCTCATAGTTGAACCCTCTCGTCATGTTGGCGCGGGGCGGGTGTACTCGCCGGGTTTGCTCCAGCCTTCGCGGGCTGGCGGATCTGGGAGTCAGGCAGGCAACTGATGCCAGTGCCCGCGATGATCCAGCACGTCACCTGGCGGTGCGTATCGTGTTGAACGTCGATCACCTGCTGTGGTTGTTCGGCGTGAGCGAGGCTGGCCAAGGTAGCAAGCAGAATCAGGATAAGTCCGCGCATCATTGAGCTACCCCTAGCGCCGCGTTATAACCAGCCAGAAACTGCACGTAAGAGCTCTGGGCATACTTGTCCGTGAAGCCCATGTCGGTGAACTCCAAATCCTCTGGAGCGAACCCCGCTGGATTCAGCAGGGCGAACGCGCGACGCGGATCGAGATCGGCGGCGGCCTGTTTGACTCGGTCATCGATGTGCGCCGGTCCGCTAGATGTCAGTTCACGCTGAATCCGCTGGAAGATTTCTTCACGGTGGACCTCGACGCTGGTCGGCGCTTGCACACCGATGCGGACTTGTTGGCCTTGAACCCCGAGAACGGTGACGGCTATCTCGCTTTGGATTCGTAGGGATTCGCCGACCTTACGGGTGAGGATTAGCATGGGTATCTCCTTCTTTCAGGCCAAGCGAATCCCGGCCGCGTTGTTGGCTTTCGCAAAAAACAGTTGGGGTATGGGTCAGTCGACGCTGATCACCGGACTGCGCTCGCGCACGAGCGCACGCCGCTGATCACGCGACGAATACGCCATCGTTAGAATCCTGGTCGTGGTGCTGCTGAGGAGACGGTGTCATGCCTGTAGAAAAGGCGATCAAGCCGAGTTTAAGGGCCTCGGCTACTAGTGCGGCACGATTCGATACACCAAGCTTGAAGAACAATCGTTCAACGGTCTTTTTTACCGTGCTTGGGGCGCAACCGAGCTCGCGAGCTGCTTGCTTCCCGGATAGGCCGGCACAGATCGCTAGTGCAGCGCGCAGTTCTTGCGGTGCAAGGACGCCGGTGGTGCCACGAAGCTTGCCAAATTCAATAAGTGTGCTCATTTCAAAAGTTTCTCAATCCGTTGGGTGACTGAAAATATAAGCATATTGATATACTGCGTCAAGAAGTTAATTTATATTTCCTGGCGGTTCAGTCGTCGGCCGCAAAAAAACCCGCCGTAGCGGGTTTTGTGTGAAATGACCTCAGAAAAAAGTTGCGCCCCAGAACACCCTGCCCATGATCATGATTCGGGCCGAAATGACCTCCTCATAGGAGTA